CTTGAACATCTGGGAGCCCCCTCAGCCGGGACATACCTACGCGGCCTGGGCGGATACTGCAACTGGACAGTCAGAAGACTTCTCGGCTATCGGCGTGCTGGACCCGACTACTAACCATCTGGTTGCCAGCATGCGTATTCGAGCGACTCCTGAGCGCACGGGCGAGATGGCTAGTGCCGTTGCAATGTACTACAACGGTGCGTTCCTGGGCATTGAGCGCAACAGCTACGGTCTGGCTGCGCTGTCAGTCGCCCTTGACCGAATGAAGTACCCGAACCTCTACTACGACTTTCTCAATGAGCCCACACATCCAAAGGCCGGATGGTATACAACGAAGGAAAACCGTGATAAGATGCTAGGGGGACTACGAGCAGCGGTCTTCGGACACACGCTCGTTTTCGCTGACCCCGTCCTCCTGATGGAGATGGGGGCGTTTACATGGACGAAGGCCGGCACTACCTGGAAGGCTGAGGCAAGCGAGGGACAGCACGACGACATGGTTATGATGATGGCCGGGCTACTTGCAATAGCTCCTTACGTTCCAAAGCGCAAGGCCGAGTCTGTCACCAGTCCAGGCGCCGACCTACCTAAACAGCATAGGAACTTCATGCGATGACAACTCCTACCGTCCTTGAGCAGGAACCCAACTTTGCTAGTGCTCTCCGCACTAAGCTAGAGTTTGGCAAGCGCTTCTGGAAGCCCCTGCATGACCGGATGGACTACTGGCTCAATATGTACCTGCTGCTCGACGTGATGCAGCAGTCTAAGCCTCTGGGCTTCCGGCGCTTCATTTCCAACGACCCACGCGTCGCTATCGACAAGGCCCAATCCGTCCTAACGACGAACGATGCCTACTGGCGCATCGACATGCCGGCCGGCGACTGCCCACAAGAGGAGCGCGAGGGCATTGCCAAGCTGGAGCGGTCTCTAGCAGGTCTGGCGAACGAGGTCGATGAACAGTTCCTTGAGCGGCTGGAGATGCCCCTTTGGAAGCAAGCGGCGTGGTTCGGCTTGATGCGCGGCTATATCTGGGGCAAGTTCCATATTACGTCCCAGGCGCTGGAGATGGGTCGGGAGGCGCCACTGATTTCCGAGATGTATGACCCACGCACAGTCTATCCATTCGTGGACGGTATGGGCCTATCGGAGTTCATCGCAGAGAAGTACACGACACTGGCCGACCTCATCAACTACTACCCCGGACTGTTTGGTGACAAGGACCTTAGTGGGTTCGACCCGACTGCCTCCTGCATCAAGCTGGAGTATTGGTCGAACGACCGTCCTGGTAGGAAGGGTCGCAGTGCTACGCTGGTCTACTTTGACATGCTGACAGGGTCGGCGCCGGCTCGCGGCGTTGCGCCTACAGCGATAGCGGACAAGTGGCTCATCCCGCCCTACGAGCATGGACTGCCTCCGAACGCTCTGCCGGTTGTCGGTGTGCCGGTAAATGGCGTGCCTATCAAGACCAAGCCGGCTGCGCTACCTCGTATTACGCAGTACATGCACCAGAGGTCTGACCTGGTTGGTCAGGTATCATGGCATGACCCGTCTGGATGGGTTGCGGAGTCAGGGCGTGGTCTTCTGTCCACTGTGGAGGAGAACATCCCTCAGTACAACGAGCTCGTCGCTACAGCCCTCCAGCATTTCAGCATTGGCACGTTCGGGCAGTGGATATTCAACACGTTCTCTGGCGAGGTGCCGGAGTTCGAGGAGGGCATGAACGCGAAGATTCCGCTGAAGATTGGCGAGACTGGAAACCGGGTGGAGGCCCGACCCATTAACGACGACGCCTGGAAGCTGCTGAGTATTCTGAGGGATGAGCGACAGCGTGGCACGCTGGCAGACATCATCCAGGCCGCGTCCGGCTTCCAGGGGACTGGTGCCCTGTTCCAGCAGGTTATCAACGCCGCCCGTCACGGTCTGGAGCCCTATGAGAAGGGAATGGTCAACTTCGGTAGTCAGATGGGGTCGCACATCCTGGCACAGTTCCAGATAGAGAGGAACTTCAAGCCTCTGTCACTGACTGTACGTACAAAGCGTACGGCCTTCAGGCTGGAGTTCAACCCTGCTACTGATTTGCAGGAACGCAAGTACAGCCCGCGCCCGGTCTTCAAGCCGGCGCTACCCGAGGACCTGTTGCAGAAGGCACAGATTGCCCGCTTCCTACTCGACCCGAAGTGCCCCATCATGTCACTGGTCACTGTTCTGGACGAGGTGTTCATGGTCGAGGACCCCGAGGGCGAGATTGTACGGATGCTCTGGGATGTGGGGAACCGCGACCCCATCATCCTGCTGGAGCGGCTGGCCCAGGCGTTCGAGGAAGACGGCCACCCGGAGTTTGCTGCTCAGCTTAGGCAAAAGGAGTTCCAGCAGGCGTTCGCCCAGGAGATGCAGACCAGGGAGATGCTCAAATTGGCTGCCGGCGGTCCCGAGGGTGGGGCGCCCGGTCTGGGGCCTGAGACTGGCGCGGCCAGTGCTACAGGTGGGGGCGAGGGTCGCCCCGGCCAGGGGCAGCCATCTGAAGGCCCTAGCCCGACTGGACAGTTGGGGATATAATGAAACCGAAGATGGGCGTGACGAACAAGGTCTGCTTGGCCTGTGGTAAGGCTAAGTATGTCATTACGGACATGTGCGAGTCACGGATTGTTAACAACGAGGGAGAGCGCGTTGTCTACAACGTCGCCCTGGTCTGTCCGCGCTGCCGTGATACGCGGTCCGAGAGGTTGGCCTGATGCTGCTAGACAAAAAGGTCTTTCATGACTTCGTTGCTGGGGTGTTCCCGGCGTCGGCACCTGCGAAGCGGTCCGTTACGCCTGCTGTGGCAAAGACTATGCACAAGGACCTGAAAAAGCGCATCAAGAGGTTGAGGAACGATGTCAGACGGAAATAATCCACCGCCGCCGCCTAAAGCAACTATGTCGCCTGAGACGCCGGCTCAGGCTGCTGCGCGCATGGCTGCTGCTCAGCCAACTTCCTCGACGCGAACGTCGGCCGAGAACCAGGAGCTTCGGGAGTGGCTACGGCAGAACGGCTTTCCCATGCCCGTCTCGACCGAAGACATGATGAACGTCGCCGCTGAGTTGCGGAAGCAGATAGATGCTGTTAACAAGGCCCAGGGTCTTCTCGGCTCTGGCAGCTTCCTGGACAGGCTCTATGGCGCCGGCTCATTTGCGAAGGCTACGAATAAGATGAATCTGCTCTCGCAGCAGCTTACAGCCTACGCCGGAGAGTTCTTCGGCGTCCAGGGTGAGAAGTCTGTCAGTCTTCTACTTCGTCCTCCCGAGCCAAGCGTCCAGAAACTCCCTACGGCCGAGGAGTTCCTGGGGGACTATCAGAACGCCTTTGCAACACATATCGAGGGTCTGCGGTCCGGCGGTCAGCTTTCTAACGAGGAAGCCGACTTCGCTACGAACCAGTTGCAGAATGAGTACCTACAGAAGTACACGGCACGGATGGGCGAACTAGCGAAGACCGGCGTTAGTCCGTTCACGCTCGGTGAGATTACGCGTGAGCAGCGCGGAGTCGGTGCCGGCACGCCCGCTGGTGCGGCACTGGACAAGGCTCTGGGACCGGGCGTCAAGGAGCCTACTACCATCTCTGGACTGGCGGCTGATGTATCTAAACAGGCCCAGGACATCGGAACCGGGGTCTCCCAGGAGTTCACGGCACAGGCTGTTATCAAGCCCCTGGATTTCCTGACGCAGACTCTGTCTCCCACGTCTATCAAACTGGCCTATGCCGGGTCTCAGTACGGTGCTGGCAAGTCGAGTCGACCCGCTCCGTCCGGTTGGGTGTCCGGGTCAAGGAGGGCTTAGATGGCTACGGGTGGTTCTGGCAGTCACCTCGCTAACCTGGTCAAGCAGAAGCAACAGAACGTCAAGGCGTCGCTGGCGCTTGGTATTACAAAGCCTCCGGCTCTAGGACCTAGTCCGATACAGAGTCCTGGGGTCAAGGAGCCACAGTTCGACCCGGAGATGCTCGACCACGTCACTAAGTTCTTGGAGTCTATTGGTGGACAGCGCTGACTTCCTGCTTAACCGAGTGCGGACAACGCGGAAGCAGGCGCTTGCACCTACGGCAACCCCGAAGGCGCCACCGCCCACCGCTACCCCTATGCCTCCGGCTGAACCACCGGTTACGGCTGCGACTGCGCCAGTCGGTGGGTACTCAACTACGCAGTTCCAGTACAAGTACACGGAGCCTAGCCAGGATGAGCTTCAGACGCAGTTCCTCCAGGACTTCTCACCGACGTTCATCAAGGACCACGGGCTCAATGTCAAGAATGACCAGGACATGAACTGTACTGCTTACATGTGGTTGGTGAAGCGCCTGGTCAATGACTACCACTCCCAGGTCGTGAAGTATGACCCTGCTGCGGCTCAGGCGGCGGTGGAAGGCCATCCGGTTGTCCGGTATCCAGAGAGTCCTGAGCATCCAGGTCCAGTCCCTGTACCAGGCGAGGAACCTCTTGCCGGGCCACTATATGCAAACCCTGCGGACCCGGACCACCCTCGGGACTACCTGCCGTTTGACCCGATTGCGGCAATGGATGCGGCCATCAACGAGTTCTTCGAGGGTAAGGACCCCCATGAAGCGTGCATAGCCCTCCAGACCCAGGAGCAGGCGTCGAAGCTCGCGGACCATATCATCAGTGACAAGCTCCTCCAGGTCGACTTTCCAACACCGCAGAAGGGTCTGCGGGCCGACTTCTCTGATGCCCTGCGTAGGATAGGTGATAAGGTCAGTGGCTGGAAGCCCCTCGGACTGCCGGTTGGCCCTGCTCTGGGGGCTTATGGCAACCAGATTACTGAGGACATCGAGACCTATGTAGACGCGCTCGGCTTGCCACAGAGGGGCGCGATTGCGGCCACCGAAAAACTGCCCACTGGTATGCCGGGCTATACAGACATCCACGGCCTGCTGCTCGACTTCTCTAACTTCTGGCTCGACCCGGCTATGGTTGCTATGACAGCAGCTATTCCTCTGACTGGTGGTACGTCTGCATCTGGGATGCTGATGTTCACCGGCAAGATGGCCGCTGCCGGCATTGCCGCCGATGAGATAGTACGTCAGTCGAATAGGTATCTAGGAACAGACATCTCCCCGATGGTCGGTATGCTGGCTGGTAGTCTCCTACCCTCTGCGGTTGATGTGGCTTTGCTTCTACGACGTGGCGTAGCTGCTGAGGCGGGGTTCATCCCGGTTGCTAAGGGCGGTACAAACCAGATGCTTGAGGAGGCTATCGGGTCTGGCAAACTGCCCCTAAGCGAGTCCTCCATTGGTACGTTCCCTGGCGTTCATGTCACTCGGGATGTCGACGAGGCTGCATCGTACTCCCGGATTAGCGCCGACGTACTCGCAGCCGAGACCGGGGCTCCGGTCGGCCGTGGTATCGTTACCGGGTCTGTCGCAAAGGACCTACGGCTGGCTACAGAGGAGGATGTGAATGCACTGCGCGTCCAGCTTAGGAACCGTGGGCTGGTAACGGGCGACTCGGCTGAGGACATGACGACCCTCACGACTCACCTAGAGGAGGCCGGCTTCCAGGGGGCTATAACCGGTAAGGATACGATGGTCATTTTCGACCAGGCGAACCTGCGCCTGCATACTGCCATCGACATCACCGGCAGCCTGGCTCCTATGCCCGGCGGTAGTATTGCTAATTTTGCAAACGAGGCAGCCCTGGCAAAGAAGGTACAGGGGCGCGGATGGGGTGTTGTCTCGGCAACAACCGAGGGCATGTCACCGGCTGACCAGCTTATCGCTAACACGAGGCTCGCTAAGGACCTGACTGGTAAGGGATTTCACGCAACGGTTACAGATGGCTATTGGGTCAACGAGGCTGGCGTACTGACAAAGGAAAAGTCCGTCCTTGTTACAGACCTGTCATCTGGAGATGCCTACACCATCGGAAAAATCTCTGGGCAGACCTCCGTACTGATTCCTGATGGCGAGCTACTCATGGAGCCGGTCGCCGGGAAGATTATGATTCACCCTATACGAGGGCCGGCACGGGTTGGTAAGGACCTGCCCGTTGCGGCTGGTGGGACAGAGGTTCGGCTCGGTGATGGTACGGTTACTCGGTTTGCAGTGGACATCGACCGGGGGTCCCTTGTCCCGTGGAGGGGACGTGCGGAGCTTCCAACTGAGGCAGTAGACCGCACCCTCGGTCCACTGGCGCCTCGTGTTGCAACGGCTGAGGCTCAGGCTGACCTGGCCTTCTCTACCGGCTCCTGGCAACTGACCTCCTGGGACTGGACCACCAAATACTTCCCTGGGCTCAAGAAGTTCCAGATTCCGTTTAACCCGTATGCCTCTGGTACGGAGCCGCTGGCTCGACCCATCATTGGCTACAACCGATACATTGAGTCAGCAAACGCGGCTGCTACCCTGCGCATGAATGCCCTAGCAAACATCGGCCCTGGTCGGCTGGTCAATCGTGAGAAGCAACTGACTATCGCTGTCCGGTCTGACCTCCCCGAGGAGATTCAGGCCCTGGCTCGGGTCCGGGCGCCAGCCGACATCATGCAGTACGGTCCGAAGTGGTACGTACTCACGCCTGACGAAATCTACTTCCGTGAGACGGCAAACAAGGCGTTCAAAGAGATACTCGCGGACCTGGATGATATTGGCTTTGCCGTCAACGAACTGAAGTTTGCCGAGGGCGAGATGTACTTCCCCCGCGTCCACGAGGGTCAGTATGGGGTCGAGAAGGCTCGCCGTCCGTCGACTGGTGCTACCCGTCCGCTCCTCAAGCCGGGGCTGCTCCGCGAGCGTTTCAACGAGACCCAGGCTGAGTTCCTCATGGATGGCGGTATAGCTGCGGACGAGGTCATGGGCGTGATGTCTGCTTCTTTCCGCACCCTCTATAAACTTGGGGCAGACCATCAGATGATAGCAATGGTCGAGAAGCTCGGTGTGCCAATGAAGTCCCTCATTCCAGCCGAGCTTACAGAGGACGTACAGGCAGCGGCTGCACGGGAGCGTCAGCTACGCGGCGTGCGTAATGCCCTCAACAAGCAGATAGGTCGGCCTGGTAGCAAGGTCCCTATTCACCTGGCAAGGGGTCCTCTGGGCGAGGAGATGCCAAAGGCGCTTCGAGACGACCTAGAGGCTATCAAGGCTATCGTGACCAAGTACACCAAGATGTCCAAGAAGGGCACTCTGACCGCAACTAACGTCAAGGACATGAACAGGGAACTGACGGTCATCCGTAACAGCATGAACGAGCGTCTGACGGTTCTGCATGAGCTATCGACTACCGCGAAGTCTGAAGTGACAAATCGCATGGACATGATTCGCAACGCGATGGCTACCTACCAGCGGACCCCGACTGCCGCCGAGCTTGATGCCGGCCTGCTCGATGTGACGGTTGGCCCTCCAACTGTCCCCTTCGACGTGCTGATGAAGCGCGCACACCCTGGCATGGTTGACTTCCCAGAGGGTGCTATTGCTATCGGTAAGCTCGGCGGCGACCGCTGGCCCATGTTCCAGAACTACCTATTCCCTAGCGACATCACAGAGGCGCTAGAGAAGGTTTATCAGACGGGTGTGAACGAATGGATAACCAAAGGCCGTAAGGTCGTTGACATGGGCCGTGCGCTGGAGGCAGGATTCGACCTGAACTTCCCATTCATTCAGGGTGTGACTCTTGCCGGCCGCAATCCGGCTGCCTGGGCGAAGGCTGCGAAGATTTCCTACGCGACTGTTGCCAATCCAGGCATCGCCCGCTCCTATCTAGTCAAACAAGCGCAGCTTTACCCGGAGGCATGGGAGTCGTTCGTCAATGACGTTCGGCAGATTGGTGAGTCCGAGTTCTTTCTGTCAACGAGGGGCGAGGGCTACCTGTCTAAGGTTCCCATCCTCCGGCATGCTGCCGGCCGTATGGGTGAGGCGTTTGACCAGTTCCTAGACATCGGCAAGTGGGAGTGGTATAAGAGCATGTACCCTACCGTCTTCCAGCGCTATGGTAAGGCGGGCACGCAGGAACTGGCTGCGACTATTCGTAATGCGCTCGGTACGACAAGTACGCTTGGTCTGGGTATTCCTGGCAAGCAGCGTGCCCTTGAGACCTTCCTCCTGTTTGCTCCTCGATATACGCGGTCGGTCTTTGCCCTTCTATCAGATGCCGTCAGTGGCGGTATCCGAGGGACTGAGGCACGCCGCGCTCTTGGTGGTCTGGCGGCGTCGGCATCGCTGGTTTACACGGCAGTTGCCCATGCCCTGGGGCAGGAGCCGCAATTTGACCCTTCGGCGCCGGACTTCCTGTCTGTCCGGGCTGGAGATAACTACCTGGGTCTGCCGGGTATTCTACGAGCGGTGATGAGTACAACTGCACGCTCGCTGGTAGCTGCCGGCACCGACCCCTCTGTCTTTTATGACCCCAGGCGTTTCCTGGATGACCCGGCTGTGCGCTTCTTTAGGTCCAGGTCGGCGGCCGGCGTCAGTGACCTGATAGACATTGCTATCGGCAAGGACTATATTGGACAGCCTACCCGCTCCAGTTGGCAGGACGTTGCTCGCCTGTTCCAGGGGTTCATATCGCCGTTCGGTGTTGGCTCCTGGCAGGAGGTCCACGGCGACCTTGCCACGCACTTCTCTGTTTCTATCGGCGCCTTTCTACTTGGACGCACGACGCCTATCTCACCGACGCAGTTGCGTAACGAGCATGTTTACGCCTGGGCTTCTGGTATGGGACACCAGCTTACTGACCTACAGGGACAGAAGTTCACACCCGACAGCTATAGTATGTTGCCTCGGTATCTGAAAGAGGAGTTCGACACGTTCTCCCCGAATGACACGAAGCGCGTCCTGGCGTGGCATGAGCACAATGACAGTCCGCTGGTTGAGGTTGACCAGGCCCGCACGCTGGCCTTCCAGAAGATTGCTCAGGCCGGCTTTGCCATGAACAACCAGAACGACCCGGCCTATGGCGACCACCAGGTCTATCAGGCACGCGTGGCTCAGACTCTGGGCGATGAGGCAACTGCCATTAGCGCCTACTACACTGCCCATCCCTATGACGCCGCTGCCATCACGCGGGAGCAGCAGACTATCCTGGACTACAACGAGAAGGTGCTGATAGCGTCGAAGGACGAGTATGGTAACATCGACTGGAACCTACAGAACGTCCTGGAGCGCCAGTTCTTCTCGGATACTCCCGACCCGACCAGTCCTCGGTTCGTTGGTGACGAGGCACGGATGACGGTGTTTAAACAGTACACGTCCTCGATGGACCCGCAGGATGGCGAGCGCCGGGAGGTCAACTGGTTCCTTCAGGACACCTACTATGCGTACATGGACAGCTTGTGGTCGACTGATGGTATGGCTGCGTTCATCGACCCGGCTGGTAAGTGGGCTGACTACGCGCTGCCGGTCCTGGCTGATGGTCGTAGCCCACTGAACTTTGGTTCGGCTACCGAGTACCAGAAGGCCCTAGACAAGGAGTTATTCACGCAGTTCCGTGCGTCCGGCATCCCGGACGACCTGCGTAACTTCCCCTCGGGTGGGAAGGACTCAAAGACCCTGGGTGAACTGTATGGTGTGAACCAGCCACTTGGCGATGCTCAGGCACACCAGGCTGGTGTAGACGTACGTTCTGCCTTGATGAAGGACTGGTGGGCGTTCAACGACGCCGTCTCGATAGACTATCTCGGGCAGCCTCAGAATGCTGAGGTCCTGAAGCAGATGCGTATATGGAAGAAGACTGACCTGCCGGCTGCGCTAGAGGAAGCTCTGGCGGGTATCACGACTAAGGTGACTCCAGTACCTGCGCCTACCAGTGGCGCCGCTGGTCTGTTTCGGTAGCTTGCGTAATGGGAGCGTAGGCAGTACAATAGTGAAGGAGGAATAAAGGTGACAACGGGCAATTCGGAACCTTCAGGTCTTCCGCCAGGTATACAGGTTGTTGAATCTGGTTCGGCAGGCGACCCATTTGTAGACCCTAACCTACGGGGTCAGGGTGTGACGCCTATACCGGAACAGGCACCGACCGTACCGGCGACACCTGCGAGCCAGCCAGTGCCCTCCGTCCCCTCGGGTGCCGTCACGGACATCGCTGCTCTGTTGAAAAATCCAGAGTTGGCGAAAGCCATTGATGGCATGGTCACGGAACGCGTCTCGAAGGCGCAGAGTGGTTGGGACAAGAAGAACCAGGCTCTCAAGACGGCCCTAGACGCTACAAGGGTCGAGGCAAAGGCAGCAAAGGCACAGGCCGACCGCCTACAGCGGGAAGGCCAGATGGCAAACCTGCCGGAGCCTGAGCGCGCGATTCTACTGAAGCGATATGAGGCCGAAGACCTCCTCGCTGACGTAGAAATAAAGGCGAAGGGCGTCGAGGACTTCTACCGTTCGGTTGAGGCCCTCAACCTGGTCCGCACGTACAGTCCATTCGGGTTCACGGAAGACGACATCGACGATGAAGACACGGTCGAGGAGATGACCATTAAGGCTCTCAACAAGAAGGCCGACTTCCTCGGTGCTGGCGGTAAGCTACCGGCTCCGGCCGGGACTCCGGCAGCCGCCTCAGCAGCGTCCGATGTTGGTGCTGGTGGACCTGCCACTCCAACCTTCAAGCTCGGTACAGCGCAGAGCCGCAATTCGATGGCCGCGAACATCAGAGACCTGCTTAGCAGGCCGGAGAAGATTCTGTAACGAGGAGAAAAGGAAATGTCTGGCTCGACAAGTACCCTGAGACCCTCTGGCTATCCGTCCGGGTATCCGGCCGAGATTGGCAGTGGGGACCTCAAAATCCGGTGGGTGGATAACCTGCTCGTCAACATGAAGGAGCAGTCCACCGACCTCCTGAAGTACCTGGGCGGAATTGCTACCGGCAATCCGTTCACCAATACGAAGTGCGAGTGGGTCGAGGACGACACCGGGAACCGGCGCATTACCGGGTGCTCTATCGCTCACGCGGACACCACGCTGGAGATTGGCGCTGACATCGCCTATCGCTTCCCCATCGGCACGCTGTTCTACAACGTGACGACCGGAGAGACGATTCGTGTCACGGCCATTGCTCCCGGCGCCGACGCCAGTCAACTGACCGTCGTAAGAGACGTGTCGACCGCTGGTGATGACGCTGCGTGGCTGTCCACACATGAGGTTCTGGTCGCCGGCCTGTCGAAGGCTGAAGATGCGGCCTGGGCCTTCAGTCCGGGTGGCTACTTCACCATGCCGTTCAACTACGCGCAGGTGATGTCCGAGGCCATCCACGTCACGTTCGCTCGCATGGAGTCGAAGTTCTACGGCCTCGAAGGAACGGACCTTGACTACCTGACTGCGAACTGCATTGCCAAGAACTTCGTCAATATCGAGGAAGGTCTGGTCCTGGGCGACCGCTACGTCGGCGCTGATGCCGACCACCCGGCCATGTTCGGCGGGCTGGTCTACTACATCACGGCTGCGAACGGCGCACAGGTCACGGACGTTGGCAGTGCCGCGCTGACCCGCAAGGACTTCGACGACATGCTCCAGAACCTGTGGTACGCGGTCGGACCTGAGAAGATGGCTCGAACCTGCGTCCTCGGCGGATGGGCAAAGCGAAAGGTGTCCTCGTGGTTCTCGACTGCTGAGCGCGTAGCTCCTGGCGCCGGCCAGACGGTGGGTGTCACGGTTGACCGCATCAACACCGACTTCGGCGTCATGGACTTCCTGCTCCACACGGCGGTTCCCAAGAGCGTCATCTACCTGCTCAATCGGGAGAACATCTCTGTGCGGCCGTTTGGCTCGCTCGGAGTGCCCCACCTGATTGTCCCGGCAGGTGTGTCCTCGACCGGACCGTACGTCGAGCGGTACTACTACGCGATGCTCTCCTGCATGGTCAAGGGTGTCCAGGGCATGGGCAAGATTCACAGCTTCTCGCTCACGACTTAGGCCGTGAGGTAGAGAGGGAAGGAGATTGAACCATGTCTAGGAACTACATCACGGACGAGGAAGACCTTGGCGGACCAGTCGGCGGTATTCCGGGCGGCGCAAGTGAGGGTGTGTACGCACGCCTCGACATCGCGCCTCGTACGGAAACCGAGGTGGACGGGTCCGTCATCCGAATGGGTGTCGCAGCCACGCCACTTATCAACGATACAGCCAGTGCAGCCGGCTTCATCGTCGGCTACTTCGACTGTGGCGCTGCAAATGGATGGCCGGCAGGACTCTACATCCACACGGATGTTACTGGAACGGCGGGTCTGAACTTTACGGCCCTCCAGGGTGACGCTACACTCAAGACAGCCTGCGCGACCGTTACCGGAGTGGAGTGCTTCATGGACTTTAGCTCGGCGGGTCGCGTAACAGGTTCGCTGTCTGTCGTCCAGGGTACTGTTGCTTTCGGTAACTTCGCCCTGCCGGGTGCGGGTGGTGGCGTCTACCGTGCAGCCTGCTTCAACATCAAGGGCGGGGGTTCTAGCTCTGACCCGACGAAGGCTCAGCGCATCTCCTGCATTGAGTTGAAGACCGGCGACGGTACGTTCGCAACCAACAAGGACTTCGAGTTGTTCGCGGCTGGCTACGCCATTTACTTCAGCGGCTTCACGGCCGCTGCGGGAGTGACGAACATCCTGTCTAGCACGCGCCTTGCGGAGTTGCCTGCAAGTACAATTGGCATCCGAGTCGGTGTGGGTGCGGAGGGTGCGTCGGGAACGGCGTACTACATCCCACTCGTGCTGGCAACGGAGTGGAACTAGCAGATAGCAGGGGAATGGGAGTTCGTACCTGACAGTGCGGACTCCCGGACCCCTTAGTAAAGAGGCTAAAACGGCTAACTAGAAGCCGTCAAATGCGGAGGGTCTGGTCTAGTTCAACAGGCCCTCATAAAACAGGAGAGGGTAATGAAACTGTCAGTCAAAGAGAGGCTCCTACTAACGGGCATACTCCAGCGAAAGTCAGGAAACCTTGTAACCATCCGGCTCGTCCATGAGATGCAGATGGCTATTGGCCTCTCTGACCAGGAGCTTACAGACATGGAAGTCACAACCGATGAGTTCGGCGCTACCCGCTGGAAGACCGCGAACGAGAAGCCGAAAGAGATTCCGTTCGGCGAAGCCGCCCTCGGAGTCATCATCGAGTGCTTCAAGGAACTCGATGCAAACGGCAAGCTGACCCTAGAGCTTCTCCCCCTGTATGAGAAGTTCGTGGAGAAGCCAACTGAGGAGGCAAAGTCGAAATGACGCGCACGAAGGAAGTCGGGCTACGACGGTTCGTATCCCCGGCGCACAAGAACGAGCAGTTCATCATTCCGGGCACGGTGGTCCAGGCGCCGCCAAACGCATTCTCAGGCGGGATGCCTATTGACCTGCGACGGGATGGCGACGTAGTAGTCCGCTTCAACAACGGCATCCTCATCACCGACGACCCGAAGGTTATCGAGTGGTGCGAGGCCCGTGACGGTACGGTCCTGGAGACGGACCTAGAGACCGGCGAGGCGACGGTGTGCGAGCCCGACATCTGCCGTGATGCTGAGGACCCACAGACGCGGGCCTGGGTAGCGCTGGTGGAGAACACGCTCAACACCTCGACGAAGGAAGCCACACTGCCGAGGGGTCTGGATGTCGGTAAGGTCCTCCGAG